CGTCAACAAACCCCGTAACCTTCGGGTCTTCCATTGCATCCATCTGCCAACTCATCAATGCGTTACCCGGCTTCGACCCTTTTTTTGCCATTGAGCAGAAAGGAGTAGAGCGACTATCGACATTTGAGATGAGGTTGGACAAATCCTCGCGGCCACCCGATTGAGTGCCGTTATATCCTCTTTCTAAAAGAAGTGCCATAATATTTTAGTTCCTATAAATAATCATTTTCCAATATTTTCGCTAAAGCGTCTGCGTCTTTTGAGTTGTTGAAGCTTTTTCTAGCGGAGTTTGAACGTGCTTCTTGAGGCTTGTTCAAAACGGGGGCTTGGCTTGGAGCAGATGGTTGTTTCGGGGCAACCTTGCCTTGCGGCTTCGATTGTTTATCCGTTGTCATCTCCTTATAAGCCTGTAGTCCCAACTGGAACATAGTCACATCTGCCTTCCATGTTGGATATGTTTTTAAGCCGGGGCGATTTTTCACAATCTCCATAGCTTCTTGATATCCCGTAGAACTCCGATCTTTCCAATATGGGAAAATCTGCTCCACTCTCTGGTTAACGTCAGTTTCTTCTCGAAGGTAGTTTCCCTGTTCTGGAAGATGTGTGCGAAGTGCTTTTCGGGCATTTCGCTTAATCTGTGTCACATCCTCTCTAGAGTATGACACTTCCTCCCCCTCAGAATTAGTAACATCAGTTCCATCAGCATTATCCTCTGCCCATTCCATAATCTCTTCGGCCTGTTCAATTTCTTTAGCTACTGCCGATACAGATTTCAAATGGGAATATGGATTATCTTTTGCAACTCTTGGAAGATCACTTAAATCTTCCTTACTATCCAATTCCGTGCGGAGTCCTTTGATCTCGTCTTCCAGACCATCGACCCTACCTTCAGCTTCTTTTCGTCGGGCAGTCAGTTTGTCAATTCTTTTCAGGAGTCCTTTGTGGGGATTCTCCTTCGTTTCCTCAACTACTTCATCTGCCTGTTCAACTTCCGCAGAAGGTTCTTCTTCAACTTGAGAAAGATCACTTTCAGCTTCTCCTTCAGACTCACCACTCGGCTCATCCTCAATAGGAGGCGATTCCTCAGTTCCCGCACTTTCCGCAGCGGGTTCGTCCGGCTCACCAAACATCCTTTCCAGTTGGTTTGCCAATCCATCAGTGTCCAAAAGTTCACCAATGCTCGTTTGTGCAGCTTCCGTCGATTTGGGAGTGCTGCTTTCTCCCTCTACTGTTTTTTCACTCATGCCAGTTTCAAGCCCTGCAAGTTAGGCAAACAGCGTTTTTTTGGATACGCAGAAACCCACAAAAGTCTAACGATTCCCTATGGAAATCAAAAGCTACGGAAATAAAAACATGTTTTGCAAACCCTGTCAAGGATTAAAAGACATGTTTTTACCGGAGTTGGCTTTCTCCCACGACTCCATTAGCGAGTGCTTAAAATCTGTTAGGGCTTCGGCCCGCCCGCACTGATGGCTTCTAGCCTCTGAACTAATGTTTTGAGTTAACGCCTCAGACACTTCCGAATCAATCATGTCTTCCAAGCGTTTTATAACGTCGTTCCAAAGAGGGCTTGACTCAAACTGAAAGTGAGACAAGTCAATCATGTCAACTGACTAACCCCGATTCTACCAACAGTCTTGTTTTCTTCCTGCATAATAGACATTTGGAGGTTCTTAGAGTAGTTTTCAAACAGTTTCTGGAAAAGTTCGTCGCCTTGTAAAGCCTCCTGTGCTCTGGAGTTTCTCGACACAATCTCCTGCGAGTATTGCATCTTTGTTTTTGCAGCAGGGTCGTTCTCCACATAGTTGGCTTCGTTGCCCAACATCATCATTCCAATCTCATTCTTAACTTCTCCATACATCTTTTGGCTGGCGGTAGACTGGTCTATGATTAACTCGTCAGCAATGTCTGGACTAATGGCTTTTACCACCATCGTGATTAGCTTGTTCCTATCCAAAACGCCTCCAGCATCCTGCGGAATAACGTATTGGCTTATCGTGGCAAGCTTCTTATCCACATACTCATTGTCCAACTCCCTAACGTCATACTTCAACACAAAGTCAAACTGCATCATGTCTGATCTTGGAACTGACCCAGACCCTGAAATTTTCTGCATTTCCTCTGGAGACAGAAACTGAAGGCACAAAGTAAACATCTGCTGGTAAGCTTCAGTCCAAGTTGTTAACCAGTTATTCACCATGCGTTGTTGCTTCAACTGGGTTTGAACGGGCGGCACTGCCGGATTAGCTCTTCCAAAATAACCGTCCGCTTGTCGTTCCACGATTTGAATAAGGTTTAGTGCCGTGTTGGGTGTTCTCGGCGGCGGCTTCATGAACTCATAATCCCCCTGTTTGGTTACGGGAAGCTGAACAGCCGGGCCAACCTTATTAGCCAATCCAAGTCGCTTATTCACCATGATAGGTGGCAGCGTTTCAAACGACGTAGAATCAAAGATTGAATCCCGCTGCGTTTTAATTTCGTTCTGCCACGTTTCACATATCTCAGGAACTCCGCGAGATTCCACAACCCTTCGCCTGAGCCTCTCCCGCCGATATTCAATAAATGGGTATCGACAGTGGGCATAGTCTAAAAGCTCATGTTTAGCATAGACTTCGGTTCCAGAACCGTTCTTCGCATATGTCGGACTGAAAACTGTGTAGTAGATTCCCGGTATGTTGTTTTCGTTGATCTGCCTAGTGTACGCATACACAACCTCAATGAGATTGTCCTGCCTATCCACCGTGCCGTTTATTGAAAGGTTAGTCACACTCTGGGCAAACTCAACTGACTTTCCAGCCGTGTTCACTACTTCCTCAACCCAATCCTCGTCCCAATCTTCCTCCACTGTCTTGGCGCGAAGCTCGGCCTCGGTTAGAAAAACTCTCCTAAAAATAACCCTAGCCGCCTGAAGATCAGTTGTCTCCGGTGGGAACATGATGTCTTCCCAAGGTTTTAGTGCCACAACAGATGGCTGATTAACCGAAACATAAGCCACGGGCATTTCAGTCTGCCCCGTCTCTCTCAAATCCCCAACGGCTTTCTTCGCCTCCTTAAACGTAGCATTTGGGTGTTGGGCCTTAATAATTGCCACTGCCTCATCCTCACGATCTGGATTAGCAATGATCTCTGGAAAGTCCCGCAAAGGGTCGTCTCTCTCCAGTTGGTCAATCATCTGCATGATCTGCTCCATCGTGATAACCACCGGCTTTAACGAAACCTTCTGATCCCAACCCACAAACAAAGCACTCCACCCATACTGCAAACCGTGTTGCGCTAAAAGTTCAGCCTCCCGGTTGATCGTGTGGTACAGCTTCGTGTCCAGTTGCCAGTGCATAATCTTATTAGCCACTGCCGCCTGTTCCACATCTCCTATCTCCGTAGCGACCACCTTCAATGTCGCCCGACTGGATGAAGTGGTTAACACATCCACACAATCATTTATTATGGAGTCGGCAAGAGGAATCCTAGTGTCGCTTGCTCCTTCCCAAGGAAAAGCCTGTTTCCCCTCAGTAAGATTCTCACTATGCTTCTTACCATCGTCACTTTGGCCAGACCACCGGGTAAGCCTAATGTCGTCCGATTGCGAAACCTTTGCCATAGAATACCCCTCGTTCAGGCTTCTAACATATTCCGCAGTCAACTCTGCAACGTCCGGGGTGTCGGTGTGTTCTACTAAACTATCCGTGTGTGTGTCCATGTCTAATATCCTCGTACATCTGATGCGGCAAAAGTGCTACTCGTTACATGAATAGGCTCCATCACTGCTAAATATCGAAGCGTGTCTATTGGGTCTTTGGTGGCTCCCTTTTCTCCATCTCTGTTTGTCCATTCTTGGAGTGAATAGATTAAATTACCACACTCAGAACTCACAAACAAACTCGGCTCGTTTAAAACCGAAATGGGTTCATTCTGGTCGTAGTTCAACCAATCATTAACTATCGTCAGCCCATTGGCGATTGATATCCCAGCCGCCTGAAGGAAGTGCATAGCATTTTCTTCCTCCGCAAGCAAGTCAATTATGCTGGTTCCACCATCTCTTCCAGCGGCTTGTGTGGCTCCAGCGCGTGGATCAATATATCGCTCTTCGATTTTCTCCTTAGCTTCCGCTTCGACAATAATACCTTTCACCTCCCCAACACCCCGACCTCCCCCAATGTTTTGGGCCGGGCCTATTGTTCCATCCGGTTTCTCGCCGGGGATAGCCCACTCTCCATAGGTTTTTCGGTCGGGCCATTCTCGATAAATGTATTTCCGGCCTTTCTCATCCACCCTCAACCAAAGCATGAACCAGTTTCTACTCCATGCTGGATCAACACAGAAGTAGTTGGTTCCAGCCGAAGGTATGTCTTCAGGTTCTAGTATGTGAACGTGGCAGAATTTTGGAAACTGGTTCCCCGTCAGATTCTGGGCAAATCCGTAAGCCCTTAGTTTAATCTGGATACTCGTCTCCCCCTTCAGAGTCTTTTCCATCTCTGAGATCGGGTTGTACGGGTTCATGGAGGTGAAGAACCAAATTATCTTACTTTTAGTCGTTCTCCCTTCGGCAGTGTATGGCATGTGCCCAACCTTACAGCCCGGCACGTTCACTGTGTCTGGGAGAAGGGGGCTTTCCTTCGTCTCCAGAATCTTCATCCCGTTTATGTACTCCTTAACTGTGGGGGTGTAGCCATCCACTGGAGTGAAGGTAACTAGGAGTTTTCCACTCCGAGTAATAAGCCGATATCTCAAGGTTTCAATCCACTGGAGAGGAACAAGCTCATCCGCCCAAATTAAATCAACCTCTCCACCCTCAATCACCCGCATCTCCTGCGAATAATTCATGAACCAACACTGCGAACCATTGGGAAAAACAAAGGTGTTTTCGGTGAAGCCGTTTTTCTGACTGTAGCTTACGTTTTGAACCTTGGTTTTCTTTAGATTCTTCCACTCTTCTGGAATATATTTGTAAACCAAAGGCTGTTGATCTCGAATGGAAGATTGGGAGGTCATTCCAAGCACCCACACCTTGGAGTTTTTCTTTTTGGCTAACTGCTTAACTATCCGCTTGGCCGCATACTCCGATTTTCCAGCCCGGTTGCCTCCCTGAATCAGCAATTCCGAAACGTCGGCCCACAACTTATCCGCATCGCCCCAGTTGGAAGGTTCAAATCCATATCTAAAAGGGTCGCTCCTTTCAAGTTGGATTAGGTCTTCCCTTTTTTTAAAAATATCAACTAGCTCATCCAGACCTTCTTTTCCACGACTTTGAAATTCCAGCATCCTCTCCTGTGAGGGGAGAGCTAAGACCGGATGCTCCGTTGGTTGAAATGCCATGTTTAAACAGGCTTACCGAAGGTGGTAATTATTTTTTATTTGGTGAAGAATTCCTTCGCATATCCATGCTGTTCTTCCACTTTTTTTGAAGAGATAGGTAAGCTAAGTCTTCCTCCGATAAAACCTTGTTTTCCAAATCGCGAGTTTTTTTCTTCTGTTTACAGCCACACTTAGCTTTACAATTAGTTTTTCCAACTATCACCTTCTGAGTCATCTTCTTCCTCCTCTTCCATTTCCTCCTCCTCCTTTTCTATGAGTCCAGCAGAGTCGAGCAACACCCAAAACTTAGCTTCCTCCAGAACTCCGACCATCTCAGTGTATGATATATCGAACTCAAGAGCATAACGCTCTACGGTGGTAGAAATTTCCGACCTAAACGCAGTTACTTGTTTTTCGGGGGTCATTGTTCTTTCCACCTCCGAACTAGTTCTACCCTAGTTCCAGGGTTTTTACTACTCCTTTTTGTAAAAAAATTTTCCGTGTCAGAAACCATTATTAGTATTTTACTCTCGCGCGCGCGCAGACCCCCCCCGCCCCTCCGCGCGACAAGTCAGCCGCCAAACGAAATATAACATTTACTGTGCGAAAACCGCACATTTTGCGTTGCGCGTGTGTCATGGCGTAAGCAAAAAAGATCACTCGCGCGGTGGCATTTGTTTCGTGCCTTTCGTGCCTGAGATCATCGCGTTTATGTCGCCGTGGTCGATGTGCACGTGTTGGTGTTGCACAACCTGACCGCCTTCAGAAGTTAGGTCTCGTATTTTGTCAGATAAAATGCCCAACAAAATGGGTTTAGAATGGGGCGGCAAGTCTTGGTAAGTGTCGGTGAGGTGCGCAACTAGTTTAGAGGAAAGCTCCATCATAGACTGCGCCGTTTTACGCCTCCAGTTTGGCACAACGTCTCGATTCTGTTCCCTGATGAGGCCGACTGTTGTTCGCCCAATGTCCAGATCAACGGCAAGTTGGTTAATGCCTTTGCCCTGTTTCAACCCACGGATCACAGCGTCAACCTTGATCCTCGGTGTTTTGTTGTGTCCGCCGCGCCGCTCTTTTGCCGCCATGCAAGGATTGTCCCACCGTGTGGGGTAGTTTGGGAAGTAATAAAAAAGACAAAATAAAAGTTGACTACGTGGCAAGGTGTCTATTTGCTGGG